GGGGGTGTAGATGATCGCATCGTCGAGCGCGTTCCGGGCCGCCGCGCGCATCGTGGGATGGTCGGTGCATTGGATTTGGGGGGTCGCCTCGGTGAGGTAGCGGACCATCTGGTCAGTGAAACCCAGGTCATAGGTTTCGCAGTACCCGCTCGCGCTTGCGCCCGTGAGGTAGCCGGCGGTGTGCGCCTGGTCGAACACCCCGAGCCGGTACTGCGTGCCGGTCTGGTCCGTCCACAGGCACTCGGTCGGGACCGACGCCTTGGTCCACCACCCGCTGTTGGGGTTGAAGATCAAGAGCGTGTCGGGCAGCGTGTTCGTGCCGGTCGGGATCGCGTACAGGACGCACCGCAGGCTCGCATCCCATCCCCCGCGAATCGTATCGACAGCGTCCCAGTTGACGTGATCGAGGAACCACTTATCGAGCGCCGCCTGGTTGTTGGTGCCAGATGGGCTCGCGCTCGACCCGTCGGTCATCCAAAAGCCGTCGTCCGCGATGAAGTGCGTGACGGAGCCCTGCTGCACCGCAGCGCCTCGGGCGATCACGCCACGCTTGCGCACCGTTGGCAGGAACGAGAACACGACATCGCCCCCCTGGTAATCGGCGCGCGTGATGCCGTTACGCTGAAGGAAGACGCCGATCTTCGGCCCACCGCCGATGAACATCACTTCCCCGAAGTCCTGCTCGAGGTCGGTCTGCCCGCTCTCAGCGGCGAGTGCGGCATTCGTGAGCGGCGTGGGCCAGCTCGTGAGGTCGCCGATGCCGCTCCACTGCACGCGGTAGGGGTAGCCTGCGAGCGCACCGACGAACAGCGACTGATTGACGACGCCTAAGACACTCCCGATCGGTGCCCCGGCGACGGTCGCAAACGCCGCATCGCCAAGGGTGAGCGACTGAAGCCCATGCACGCCGTCAATCGCGGCCACGCACTCCCCGAAGCGGGCCCACGACCAGTGCGCCGCGCCTGAATACGCGCCGGGCGCGCTGCTCGCATTCGCCCAGGCGGTCCCGGTCCAGGTGTAGAGGTCGGTGGCTGTCCCGGCGAACATCTGCGGCGTGTTGCTACCCGAGAGCGTAGTGAACGCACCCAGCGCTTGCGCTGAGAGCGCACCCCCGCTGAGCGCTGCGAAGCCGGGAAGACTCCGGTAAGCGCCTTGCGCGTAGTAGACCCCCTCCACGTCGGCGAGCGGCACCGGCGCGGCCTGATACTGAAACGGCATGGCGACCGCAACATCGGCACCGTCGGGCATCCAGGGGCCGAATGCGAGAATGAACGGGCGCGCCATTTACCAGCCTGCGGGCGTCGGATTTCCCGAGCTCATCTGCAGGTCGTCGCCGAAGTCCTGCATCTTGTCCGCGGCGATGATTTCCGTGATTCGCCCGGTGAACTCCTGCACATATCCCTGCATCATCTGCTCGTCCTTCAGGAACTTCGCCGCTGCGATCATCGCGCCTGCGAGCAGGGTGAGAGGGATATTGGTCGTCATCCAGGTCGTCGGATTGCTGCTCGACAGAGCCGGGGCGCGCTGGTAGTAGGTTCCGGTGATCGGATAGGCGCCATCCGGGAAGGGACCGAAGATGAAGTTCGCGCCCTCGCGGGCGATGAATGACGGCGGATTGCTCGCCGACCTGATGGGGTAGCGGGCGTAAATCCACTGTGCAGCGCGCATCTTCAAGTCGTAGGTGCCCCCGTTCGCGGTAACCTGGGCAGCTTTCAGTCCCACGTAATCGCTCGGCACTGGCGCGTAGCCGGTGGTACCGTCAATCGTCGCGGCAAGTGTCGCTTCCATCCAAACGAGCCCGCGCCCCTGATTCTCCGCGAGCACCGTGCTATAGATGCGATCTTCGGCGTCCTGGATGAAGTAATCCGTGTACGTGCCGATGTTGGGCCGGTGCGTAAAGTCGATGATCGCCTGGGTGAGCGAATCGTAATCTTTGACCTGCGGCACAGCGCTACACCACGATCAGCTTAGGCGCGGCTTTGCGAAAGAGCGTTTTGTCATCGACGCAGCGGAAGCGCGAATAGTCCCGGTCTTTGGCGTGCGCGAAGATCGCCTCTAAGTCGTCGTACGGGATGCCGTGCTTGTGGCAGATATCCATCATGACCACCGGGTCGAGCGACATCGTGCGGCGCATGTTCGACGTGCGCGTCGAAATGGGCTTTCGGTGGTGACGATTGTCGGCGGCCTCTTTGGCGCACGCATCGACCAAGCCCTGCACGTCGCCTGAGTAGCGCAGGATCGAGCGGCCTTCGCTGTCCTCGTGGTAGGTCACGCGATAAGTCATGTCATCTGTCCTCAGTTGAGGTTGGCGCGCACCGGGAGAATCCCGACGAGCGTGAGCGTGAGATTGCTTTGCGTGGTGGGGCACGTGCACACGAGGGTGTACTCGCAGCCGTCCTCGCCATTGGCAGCCGCCTGCACCACGCCCGTGCTCGTGCTGTTGAAGGCAGCTGCCCCTGAGAGGATCGCGCTCGGGTTCGAGTCGGCCCCTTCGGTGCAGGTGACGGTGAGCGCAGGGGTGCCGCTGAGTGTGACGCCGCTCGGTAAGTCCGCCGAGAAGTCGAAGGTGAGCGGGACCGTTTCGAGCGGACCCTTGACCGGGAAACGAAGGCTCATCGAGTTCACCTCGAAAACGCGGATCTGCGAGCGGCGCACCGTGAACGTGCGTTGTGTGGTGCGCCACACGGTGAAGTTGCGTGCGAGCTGGCGCCCGATGGTGTAGCGCGCCACTCCGGTGAGAAAGCCCACCGGCGGGGTGAGTGTCGCGCTGAAAACAATCGCGGTCGTGCCGTGAAGCGTACCGGCCGCTGCGAGTGTAGCGGTGCCTGAGAACGTCGCGCCGCTGCTCCCGGTGAGCGCGCCATGGCCTGCGAGCGTGCCGCTTGCATCGGCTGTGATCGCGCTCGCGGCCTGAAGTGCGCCGTGGCCTGAGAGCGTGGCACTTGTGCCTGACGTGATCGCGCTCGCGGCCCGGAGTGCGGCCGCCCCTCGCAACGTGGCGCTCGCCGTGGAAGTGACCGCGCACGATCCCGTGAGCGTGCCGGTGGCGCGTAGCTCCCCCGATGCGCCAAACGAGACCGACGCTGAGCCGATCATCAGACCCGGCGCGCCCATCGAGCCGCTGGCGGTGAAGGTGATCGCGCTGGACCCGAGCAGAGCGCCTAAGCCTGCGAGCGTGCTGGCCGCGCTGAAGTTCAGCGCCGAGGTGCCCGCGAGTGCACCTGCGCCGGTAAGTGCCCCGCCTTGGCCGAACGTGACTGCGCTCGTGCCAGTGAGGTTGGTGAGCGTCCCCCCGCTCGCGATGCTGTAGAACCGGCGGCGCTTGTGGAAGATCTGCCAGGGGTTTTCCGTCAGCCTCAGCCGCTTGGATTCCGTCAAGACGAGCCCGCTGTACAGCATGTCTTGATAAATGGTCTGACCGCCTGTACCCCCGGAAGTGGCTAGGCTCTGAGCACCACCGTTGTGAAACGGAGTGGAGGTGGTGGTACCGCAGACCACTCCATCGAGCCACACACTAGTGCCAACACTCGGAATCGCAGCCACGCCGATTGTATGCCGCGCCCTATCTGTTATAGCGGTCGTGCCGGTGACGGCGACACCGTTTATGTACCCGTGCGGATACGCCACGCCAGAGGTGGCCGCTGTCCCGACACTCGCATCCTGTATTCCTTCACCCGCAAATGCCTGATTGCTCCCGAGAAGGTTATCGACGACAGTTATCAGCTCGAAGTAGGCGTTGACATTTTTTGCCACATGCGGCAAGTCAATAATGGCGTATTGCTGCTGCGATCCGAGGTACCAGCCTAACCCACCGTATGCTCCAGGTCGAATGATCGGGGGCGGATTGTTGTAGGACCCCGGATTGTAGGTGTATCGCGCGCCAGTCACCGGATCGATGGGCAGAACTTCCCACGGGACCGCGACCGCCACCAGCCCTTCGGTCAGGTCATTATCCCAATCAATGGGAGTTCCTGCGGGCGGCGTAGTCGTCCAAACTCGTTTCATGGCTTACGCCGGGGAGTTGGTCGAGAACTGCGCCGTGTTTCCAGTCGCTCCTAGTGCAGACCCAAGAAGGTTTGCAATGCCCACCGCGAATTTTCCAGGTGGCAAGTCCCTATCAAACTCGGTCGAACCATTCTGAACGGCAGCCGTCGTGCTTTCGTTGAACTTCACCGACCCGTAGTAATACCCAAAAGACGGCAACGTCGTGCTCTGCGTTCCAAGAATGCCAGAGCCCTGATCGCCATAGGTACTTCCGTCTGCGTTCAACGGGAGCAGGTATATCCCCAAGAGCGGGCCGGTGGCGGACGGTGCCACCGACGCCAGATCAACGGAAAGAAACCCGACTTCGTCGAGCGTGGCGCTGTTATCCCAGGCAGTCGAGGCGTAAGCAATCGAGCCTGACGCCAGAGCATTGAGTTCTGTCGAGAACAGCGGCGTCCATGCCAAAGCTTTTTTCCAGCTCATGACATCAACCTCGCCGCCACGAGATCATTCTCGAGGACGCCGTTCGTCCAGCCCCACAAGGAGGCTTGAGACACCGTCTGCGTTGCCATGGCAAGGATGGCGTCCGCGTTCGCCTGCGGCATCAGCCCTCCCAAAACCAGCGCGTCGACCATGCCGGTGATCTGCGCATTGACCGTCGGGTCGGACATCGCGAGGGTGTTCCACAGCGGGGGCGGTCCGATCATGAGTCCGAACGTCTGAGCGGACACCACGGCGGCCTGGATCTCGGCCGCAGTAAGGTTGGGCGCCGGCGGCGTCGGCGCGGCGTTCGCCCAGGAGCGCACGGTGGGCAACAGGCCGTTGAGGCCGAGATACTTCGTGACGTCTTCCGTCGGCACGTCGATCGAGACGGGCACCGATGCTGCATTGCACGCCCTGACCGCCTCTGCATCGGTCATGCCGGCGTACGCGCCACCGGTTGCGAGAGCGGCTTTGAGGGCGGCGTAGTCGGGCGCCATCAGTCCACCGTCGTCGTGAGCGCGCCTGCGGCAAAGCTCGGCGTGATGCCCGCAGACACCGCGAGCGCGGCGGTGAGCGGGCCCGACACCAGAATCGGCGTCGCGCCCGAGGCTTCAAGCCCAATCGAGAAGTAGGTCTCGGTCTCACTGCCGCCGGTCGCAGCTGGAAAGGTCACGGCAGCCGCATTGGCGATCGTGGTGGGCGACGACCCGGACAGCGTCCAAGAGCCCGAAGCACGCGAGACGGCCACGCGCGCATAGCCGGTGTAGGCCGCTTCACTCGTGGACTGCGTGCCCCCAGCGCCGGGATTGGCGGTGTGCAGCGCGACATAGAAGTTACCGGCGGCTGAGGACGGCTGAAGGCCAGCGGCGCTACCCACATTCGCCCATGCGGTGTTCTCAAAGAGCAGCTGCAAGAGCGCGGTTTGCGAGGCATTACTGAGCGGCATGGGAGCCCTCGATGAGTGCGTGAGAGGTGGCGTGCATCAGTGCGTGACCGGGACGGCGAAGAGCGTGACACCTGCCGCAAGGCCCCAGGCTTGAATGGTGTCACCGGGCTCGCAGCTGACGACGAGGGGTCCGTCGGTCGCCTTCACGAGCAGGTCGGTGCTGGCGGTCGCGGGCACGTCGTTGCCAACCGCGACCATGCAGTTGCCGCCGACGGCAGAGAGCCGCACGGCGTGACAGCCGCTCGGGATCGGGTTGGGAAGCGTGACGTTCGCGCCCGAGGTGAGCGCCTGCGCCTGGCCTGCGCCGACGATTGCGCGCCACGGGGCGATTGGGAGCCATCGCGACATTTCGATCTCCAAAAAGGAGCGGGGGCCGACACAGCGTCGGCCCCTGCAAAGCTCTCAAAGCGAGAGCGAGGGGTATGGCTTACCCGGCGGTGTCGAAAATGCCGCCGCAGGCGCGCTCGTTTCCGACCTCGAGGGCGTACTCGCAGATCAGCATCTTCTTGTCCGAGTCGCCCGTCTTGGCGAGCGGCACGACCTGGTAAGGCCGCAGATACGCCACCTTGGCATAGGGCCGCTTGATGCCGAAGCAGTCCCGCGAACGAGCCAGAAACAGGTCCGGCACGATGCGAATCTTGCCGAAGTCCGTCTCGTACTCGTCGATGGCGGTCCTGAGCAGCTTGTCCTCCACCTGCGTGAAGCGCGTGCCGGGACCGGTGAACTTCGAGATGGCCTGCTTGTTCTTGCTCGACACCAGGAGGTAATCGACGCAATCGCCGCTGTTCTGGAACACCAGCTGAGCCATCTCGTCGATCATGGTCTCGGTGATCGCCGCGGTGGTGGTGTTGTCGGTGCGCGGCGTGGTGCCGTTGCCGAACGACTCAGAGCCGGCCGACGTAGTACCGGTCGGGTTTGCGCCCGACGTGGTGCCACCGGTCTGAAAGACCGTGTTTGCCGTCAGGTACGCCGGCAATCCGGCCGTCACAGCCGCAGTCGTCGAGCCCGGAGCGGTACGCGCGGCATTGTTCGTGAGGATGCCTTCCATGTCGCGCTTCAGCGCCTTGCTCGCCTTCAGCAGCTGATAGCCCATCTTGTTCGTCGCGCCCGCAGCCCGCACGGCCTGCAGCGTGCCCGCGAGCTGGATGACCTTGCGGCTGATCTGCGTGTAGTTGCCGAGCCGCGCGGTCGGATTGGTCGCATCCGCCGTGGCGTCGTCGCCCTGAATCTGTGCGTTCGCCAAGTCCTGAGCGGCCAACGAGTCGGTATCCCACTCGTGGTAGATCGCCTCGGCCTTGGTGCGCCCGCTCATAGTCAAAAACGGCGTCTTGAACGGATCGACCATGTAGACCTTGTTGGAAAGGTCTTCGCGCAGGTTCGTCTGCCCAATGGTCTGGGTGGTATTGGTAGGAACAGTCATGTTGCAAAAGCCTCGAGAGAGGGCTTAGACGTAATCCTCGAACATCGCAGCGCCTGCTGCGTCGTTGCGTCCGCCGGATCGGTCGTAAGCCTGGGTGGCAGATTTCGAGCGTTCCCCTTGCGGGTTGCTCGGTGTTCGTGCGCCGGCGGCTGCCATGCGGGGCGTGGCGCGCACGCGGCGAAGGGCTGCGGGTTTCGAGGCTTGGCGCTGGAGCACCTGGTTGACCAGATCGAGCCCTATGAGCACTCGATGGTCAGTGATGCCTTGCAGCTCGGCGTCCGTGAACCCAATGTGACGGCCCGCTTTGATGATTCCTTCGCGGGCAGCTTGGAACTTGGCCGGATCCTTCCACTCCGGCCGCGCGGCCAGCATCTTTTCGCGCTCCTGCGGGATCGCTTGGAGCTGGCTCTGGTTGGCCTGCTCGGCTTCCGCCTGACGCGCCGCGTTGACCTGCTGGAGGCCACGCTGAATGAGTTGCTGGCGCTCGGCGAACTGCTGGCGCAGAAGCGCCTGCTGTCCTGCGTCGAGTTCAGCCAGCTGCTGAGGGGTGATCGAGTTGAAGTCCGCCGTGAGCAGGTCCTGCGCCATCTTGAACAGCTGCTCGGTCTGCTGGATGCGCGTACCCCACGCCTGGCGGACGGTGGCCTGCTCGCCCTGGAAGCTGGTGCGCTCTTGGGCGAGCGCGTTCATGCGGTTGTAGCTCGCTTCCTTCAGCTGAAACGCATCGCGCAGCTCGGCCAAGGGGACGGCGCGCTCGACGCCATCGACCTTGACGGTGATGGGCAGCGTCAGGAAGGCGTCTTTGTCCAGCTTCTGGTCGGCAAGAAACGCATCGAGGGATTCGTAGTCCTTGGTCTCAGGCTCTGCGTCCTCACCGGGCTGCTTCTCGTCCGTCTCTGCGGTCTCAGCAGGCTGCTCGCTGTCCGCGCCCTGCTCTTGGTGCTGGTCGCTCCCTTGCGCGTCACGCTCGACCTGAGCGCGCTGCTCAGGCGTCAGTTCGCCGCCTTTTTCATCGGTCGGCGCAAAAGCCCCGTCGTCCCATAGGCTCTGGAACGCATCGACATCCGGCTCGTGGCCGTCGGCGGAATCTGCAGGCGCAGACTGACCGCCCTGGGCTGCAAACGCAGCTTGCTGGGTAGGTGAAGTCATGGAGGTCTCGCTGTGGCTGGACTAGAAAGCGTGGCGAATGCCGTGCTCGCGCGCGTACTCGAGCCGATCGGTGAAGGTGCGCCGCTCGCGCAGCTGCAGCTTGGCCGCGTCGCCGCTCATCATCACGGCGCGCAGGTAATCGAGCACCTTGGCCTGCATCTGCTCGGCCAAGATGATGCGGGTGTGCATGTCGCGGTCGGACATCGGGACGCGCTCGCGCATCAGGCGCAGGTCAGCGTCCAAGTGGTTGCAGGCTTCGACGAAGAGAGGATTGTCAAGCACGACTTTCGCAAGATCGCCGCGCCGAGATTCTTCCTCTGGGGTCAGTGCACTCTGGAACATCGCGCCTCCGCTACCCGGCCCGTCCCGCCGCACCGCAGACAGCCGTGGCCGCGCGAGACGGTGTGAAAGTGGCCGTCGGCGTCTTGCTCGAGCACCGGGCGAGATTCGCGCGTGGTGCCGAAGCCTTCGCACTCCGGGCACTCGTTCGGATGTCGCGCACGCTCACACCGAGTGGCCTTCGAGGGACGCGAGGTCGCTCCGGAGGACTTGCCCCGCATTCGCATTGGGGTCTCCCTGATATTGCTTTGCGACGATGCCGGAGAGGATCTTGAGCAGTGCCTGGGTGACCTGAGAGTCGATATTGGCCATATCGACCATGCGGTCTTCGTGGCCTTGAATTGCGGCGTGGCCGATCTCGGCCTGAGCACGCGCTGTCGCGCCCTGCTCGGCCAGCTGGGCCTTCTGTAGGGCCGCCTGCTCGGTGATCTGCGCCTTCTGAAGCCCGGCTTGCGCTTGCACCTGCGCGGCCTGCAGGCGCGTCTGAGCGCTCACCACGGCGGGATTGGGCTGCGCCGGATGCTGCTGCATCCACTGCTGGTATTCTTGGCTCGACGGGTCCATCACGAACTGCTCGGGCTGATCCTCACCCAAGGTCATCGCCACGCGCTGGAACCAGTTGTAGCCCTGCTTCGGGCCGACGAGCCCAAACTGGGCCATCTCCTTCATCGCCGCGCCGAGCAGCTGCATGTTCTGACGCGCCTCGGGACGGTTGCCGCTGCCGAGTCCGACGTTGGGGCTGACCGCAGTGCGGCTTGAGCGCCACGTGGACGGATCGACCTGGACGAACTTGCCGCGCAGGCGAAAGTTCATCGGCTGATCCTGATGGCGCACCAGGAGATTGCGAATCTTGATGAAGGTGTCTTTGAGCCCTTCGGCCAGACACCGCGCAATGAGTTCGATCTTCAGGCCCGCAGCGGCCATGCCGGCGAGCTGCCCGGCTGCCGTGACGTTCTGCAGGCTGTCCGCGTCGGGCATCATGGTCGATTCGCCGACGCCGGTACGGTACTCGCGCCATTTATCGACGATGCCCATCATCGGCACGATGGTGTCGCCTAGGTTCGTCGGCATCTCAAATGGCTGCAGCGCGGCCGCCGGAGGACCATCCACGCGCACGATGCCGCCGGCGCGAGAGGTCATGAGGTCGGCGATGTTGACGCGCTTGTAGTCCGCTGCGACGCGCGGACTGTTCGCGAGGCGCAGGGAGTTCAGCGCCTCCCGGGCGAGCTGGCTTTTGATCGCCTGCAGGTCCGCAAGCTCGTCGTACATCGAGATACCGGGGTGACGATGCGGCATGCGCTTCGAGACACCCGAGGCAATCGGGACTTCCTCGATTTCCTCGTTTGAGAGGATCGTTTCTCCGGCGATCAGCACCTGACGCAGCTCGGCGATGCCATCGCCGTCGAAGTCCACGCGCAGTGTCACGTCGCGTACTTCGATCTTTTGCATCGCCTTGTCGGCGTAGCTGGTCTGTTCCTCGGTGTTGAACTCGTCCGTGACCTGATCGCGCGCGAGCCCGTCGATGTTGAGCCAGTTGGGCTCACCTGGCGTGAGGTCCGCCACCACCTTCGGGTCATAGCCTTCGGCGATCAGCTCAGAGCGCGTCTTGGTGATCGGGCCGTGCTCGACGAACGGCGTTTTGTCGAGACTCACACTCGAGCCATTCGCCGGCAGCACTTCCTCGGGCGGCAAGCACTCGACGCGCACTCGGCCCTTTTCGGCGATGCGGCGCAGCTTGATGTCGAACACGGTCAGGGGCGCGGCGCCAGAGGCTTGCACGACCTGCTGCACCGCGGGTGCCTGCACATTCGGCGTCCCGTCCTGAAAGGCAGGCGGCAGTGCGCCGGGCGGCATCTGCACCGGGTATTCCCGGTGGGCGAGTATTTCGATTTCCTCGTCGGAATCGTTCTCAAGGAGTTCGGCGACCTGGTCGTGCGTCAGCCCAGTGTAGGTCTCAGTGACCTTGCGCTCGCTCGCATCCCACCAGACTTTGGTGTAGCCGTTGCGCAGCAGTAGCGCGTCCGTCACGAAGTCGTAGATGATCCAGAAACCGTCGTTCTGGCTCATGAAGACGTGATTGACCGCTTCGGTCTCGAGCTGCGCCTGCTCGATGTCTGCCTCACCCTCGGGGTCGAACACGCAGGGCGTTTTGGCCGCAGCGAAAATGCGCATCAGCTGCGGCTTGATCCACTCCACGGTATCGCGCAGCTCAGGTAGCACCACCTTCGAGCTGTCGGCGATCTCGTTGCCGAGGGGTCGCCCGAAGTAGCAGTTGAGCGCGTTGAACCGATCGATCTGCAGCGTCGTGGGCGCGCCCTGCGCGCCGCTCGTCACGTCGCCCACGGTCGCGCCGGCGGCCAAGGGGGAGCCGAGCGCGGCTTTTTCCTGCCGCGCGATCAGTTCAAGCAGCTCGTCGTCCGTCATCGGACGCGAGGTGCTTTCAGGGTTAGGTTCTTGCACGCGCGTGCTCAGTCAGTTCACGCCGCCTTCGGGCCGATGCGCAGCTTCGCCTCGATGGCCTGGATGCGCCCTTCCATGCGGCCTTCGAGCTCCGTGATGCGCTCATCGATGGCGTCCGCGAGCTTCGTCAGGCTCTCGCGCACCGAGCTCAGCTCAGCGCCGAGGTCCGTGAGCGGCGTATGCACAGCGCCCTCGACCGCCCCCAGCGTGCGCTTCTCAAGCGCAGCCAAACGCTCGCCGATGGACTTCACTTCCATCATGAGTTTGATTGACATGTCAGATCACTCCGGTTTTGCCGTAAGGTAGGCGCGAATACATCCCGTTGCCGGGGTTGGCGCTCCATCGCCAGAATTGACGGCCGATGGGACAGTAGAAAACGCGCCCCTCGACGGCCCAAGGTGCACGCGCCGCGCCTCCGTGTGCGTGACAAAGCGCTGTCTCAGCCCCTTCAGCTTCAGTCGCGCCTATGGGAGGCCGCGCCAGGTCAGAGAACTTCATACGAGCCCGGTTTTGCCGTACTCGAGGGCCGGGAGCTGGACGCCTACGTCGTCGGCCATCTGGGGAGCGGCCTGTGCGATGTAGCGCGTCATGTCGGCGGCGTGCGAGTGCTGATCGTGCAGCGGCGCGCCAGCCTCACCGGTCGATTTCGACACCGCGCGCCGGTAGCGCTTCATGTGCTCGTACCATTGCGCACACTTGGTGCGGTCCACGTAGAGGGTTTTCAGCGCCATGCGCGTCTCGCGGATGCCGTCATTGATCGCACGCTGCGGGAGCACTTCCACGCGCCAGCCCAGGCCCTCTAGAATCTGCTTGGCACTCTTGCCCTGGTCCGAGCGGTAATCGCCATGGTCGCCGTCGTGCGGCAAAAACGCGGTGCCGTAGCTGTAGGGCTTCTCCCGCATGCGCTGGGAGTACCAGTCGAGCGTTTTGTGATCGTCCTCGAGGTAGTCGATCAACCGCAGCTGCGAGATATGGCGCTGGACGAACCCGATCACCATGAAGTCGTTCCACCCGAGGTCGAAGACCGGATGCACCAGGTGAAACGGGTCGTACGGGTAATCGCCGTAGCGCCGCTGCGCTGCCATGTCGGCGATCTCATCGGCGTAGATGGCGCCGGCGACAGTGGGGCGGATTTTGCCTTCCCAAATGTTCTCGTAATCGACGCGCGGCAGCGTGCGCTCCGCCCGGGCGCGCTCGGCCTCAAGTGTCGCGTTGAACCACGGATTGTCGTGGTAGTGCAGGTCGATGACCACGCCATCGGCTGGCGTGAGCGAGTTGGCGAACTTCTGGATCGGATCGTCGTCGAGTTCCGGGTTGTACGTGAACCAGATCTCGGAGCCCGGGCGCCGAATGGTCGGCAGCAGTGTGTTGAGCGTGCCTTGGCTCAGCACTTGCGCCTCCTCCACCCAACATACGTCGAAGTCCTCGTAGGACTTCATGTTCTCTTTGGTCTGCTCAGCGAGCCCGATGAATACGAACATCGAGCCATGAGGCCCGTAGATCGCGCTCTGTTCGACGCGAAAGAGCGCACCCAGATCCATGCTCTGGATCTGGTTCTTCAGCAGCTTGTGGACAGACTCCCGGATCGCGGACTGAAACTCACGTCCGCACAGCACCGCGAACGACTCTTTGCGAAACCCGAGTTTTGCGCGCAGGTCGAGGTTTGCCGCCAGCTGTACGAGTGCGCGAGCGGCGCACCAGCTCTTGGTGGAGGCTCGACCACCGCGCAGGACCTTGTAGCGGTGACGCTCGAAAAGCGGTCGCGCCTTACTTGGAAACTGCGCCCGGCTCGTCAGGAGCATCGACGAACTCGATCACCGACTTGAGCTCGAGCGGTCCGCCGTCAGCGCCCGTCAGTTCTCGCCTGTTGCGCCACTGCTCGGGTTCGCGGTTGCACAACCAGTTGAACGCGGCACTCGGGTCAGCCGGCACGTGCTCGGTGTGCTTGATGCGCACCGGCTGTCCCATGTACTGGAAAACCTTCTCGGTCTCAAACTCGTACCCGGTGCACCGCTCGTAGAACGCGCGCGCCACGCGCAGATTGGCCGGCGCTTTGCCGAGGCGCAGCGCAGCCCGGAAATCGGGGTAGCGGGCCAGCCACTCGTAGAGCGTGCTGCGATCGATCCGCAGCACATGCGCGACATCGGCATCGGTTGCGCCCTGCTCGCACAGCTGCTGGGCGAAGAGCGCGTACTCGGGCCGGTATTTGGTCGGCCGACCGATGGCGTGCTGCCCGTCAGGCGCTGGCGTGGACGCGGGTTCGTTCGGGCCGTCCTGGCCGCTCTCAGGCAAATCCATCAGCGCCCCAGACGCTCGAACTCCGCATGGGTGCGCGGCTCACGCGCATCGGTCTCGCCGAGCTTGGCGCGCGCCTTGCGCTCCACGGTGCGCTCCTGGCTTTTGGTGATATCGCCGACATCCTCGGCGTGCGGGGCGTCCCGCATCGCAGCGCGGGCGTGGGACTTGTTCTCGATCGGGAACGCGCCGCGGCCCGCTGCGTTCTTGCCGCCTGCGCCTTTGCGCGCCGGGAGGGCGAACTCGGACTTCGGCATCGCCTTGCGGGCGCTGGTCGTCAGCTTTGCCATGGTGGCCTCGGGTGTAGTGAGCGGAGCGCAGAAACTCGAAAGGCCCGGACCGGTTGCCCGGGCGAGCCTTTTTGCGTGGGGTGTTGCCCCAGCGTGGGTGGAACGCTATACCCGCGTCCGGTCAACGTCAAGCCTCGGCCTCGAACGTGGGCAGATGCAGCCCCATCTGCTCGAGGCGCCCGCGGAAATAGGCCAGCACCAGCGAGCGCTCTTCGTAGACGGCTTGACGACGTCGAATGGCGAGGATTTCAGCGATCTGCGCCGCCGTCGATTCGGTGCGATACCACAGCGCCACGAAGCGGCTCGCCCACGGCGGCGCGCTCATCACGGCGGAGTCCACGAGCAGCCATTCCCGGTCGTGCAGGGGCTCACACGGGCTGGAACTGCCGGACAGCAGGCGCACCTGAGCCGCGCCGGGCAGGTTTTTGCCTCGGGTGACGGCCCAGCGCTCGAGGTAGCGATCAACGGCGCGCAGGCGAGGGTCAGTAGCACCAGGTCGGGTCAGCACATGCAGCTCCTCAGCGGTGAGTTTGCGCACCGGCACCTCCGGCACGCGCGGATCGGGCCGATCGACCGACGTCGGGCGCGCCGCAGTCGGCTGCGGTCGGCCGCGCATGACGTAGGGACGGGCGCGACGCGGGTGGGTCATGCTAGGCCTCGTGGCGATGTCGCCGCTGCTGCGGCTTGGCTTCATCTCGTTTCCGCTCCAACCGCCTGTAAAGCCTCCTGGGGGGTTTTCACGATGGGGGTGCCAGTCAGGTACAGGAAATCCCTTTGCGCCTGCTGGCGGCGATCCTGCTTCGTTCTAGAGGCCTTCCCACGGGGGGTCTTGACCTCAAGGGTGTGCCAGCGGCCTCGAAACAGCACCAGCAGGTCGCACGGCACGTCAAGCCGGAACACCAGCGCGCCGACGGCCTCGAGCGCCTGCACGATGGGCGCCTCGGCCAGGTCGCGCCGCTTGGCGTAGCGAGGGAGGCTCACGGCAACCGCCCCAGGAATCGCATCCACGCTGCCCGCGTGGCAGCTTTGTCCTGAGCGGCCAGCGCGATGATCTCGGTACGCGGCCGAGGGCGTCGACGCGGTCCACGCGGCTGCATCGGCACGTGCTGCGCGGTGGTTCCACGGTTTCGATGGTCGCGTTGCACCTCGGCCGCAAGGGCTTGAATTTCCGCTGAAGTCAGCATGCTTCCGGCGCGTCCGTTCGTGAAACGTCGTCCTCGCACAGCTTTCGCGCCACGGCAGCATCGGGCGAGCGGCCGAGGCAACTCTTGGCGCCCGGCGTGACTCGCCACGCCTCGAACTGGTAGCGGCCGTGCGTGCTGATCGCGCAAACCGTGTAGCCGCCGCAGTCCGAGCGCTGCGCCCACGAGCTGACGCGCTGCCAGTTCACGGCGCACCTGCGCGCGCGTGGTGCGTCTGAAAACGGCAACTCATGCCCCAAACCGCCAGTCCGAGTACCGGTGGGACGCGAGTATCGCTTCGGCGTACTCCGGGGAATCCCTCATGCCCGTAGCGAGAATTCGCGCCGCGCGTCGGCCCGCAAGTTCCTCGCGCCACGCGGTGGGGTCTGCGGCCTTCAGCGCATCGAGGCCTTCGACAGCTCGGCGCTCGCCTTCGCGAAACGCCGCATCGCTGGCGGCGTCGCGCACCGCAGGGGGCTTCTCGACCTGCGGGCGTAGGTCCGCCGGCTTGGGGAAAAACTTGCCGTACCTCAGGTGCGACTCCCCGCAGCGCTGCACGGTGGGCCACGCGACGTCCGAGAGCGCGCGCCAGTAGGTCTGCACCACCAGGTCGGTGGGCTTCGGCTTGCCGAAAGCTTCCGCGCATCGATCGAGCAGGTCGCGGAACTGGGAAAATTCAGCCCTGTGCATATTCGGCGTCCTCAGCGGGTGGTTCCCAGCGGCGCGTGTCTTGGACCGCGGGATGGATGGCGATGCGAGCGGCCGCCTCGCGCTGACCGCGAACCACGGCCATGGCGTAGGCAAAGCCTTTGCCCTTGCCGACGGCCTCGCGGGCTGCGCACTCGAACTCGCCGATGGTGGCGCCGGCGGCGAGCAGGGCGCGCAGCTGCGGATGGTCCGGGTGTCCGTCGA